TCTGATTGCACAGGTATAAGCGAAATATTTGCAATTGGCGCTGGAGGTAATGGTGCAACATCTAATACGGCTTCGTGTGGAGGTGGAGGTGGTGGTGCGTATGCAGGAAACACGGGGGGAGTAACAGCCTCTGCTGGAACTACTGTTTGGTGTCAAGTTCCTGCCGCTGGTTCTGGTTTGCCTGCTTATATTAAATTTGGTGGTGCAACAAACATTGCGCCAGTTACTGCTTCTCAAGGCGTATTAGCAAACTCTGGATTAAATGGTTCTGGTCGTGTTGGTGGAGCTGGCGGCACAACTACTGGGGCTATTGCTTACAACAACTATTCAAGTGCTGGTGGTAATGGCGGTAATGGCTCTGTTACTACAACATATAGAAACCACGGCGGCGGTGGAGGCGCGGCATGGAGAGCCGCTGCTGGTGGCAATGGCGGCGATGGTTATGCTTCATCATCTGCTAAAGGTAGCGGCGGCGGCGGTTCTTATACTGGAGCTGGAAATATTGGTTTAGTTGGTGCTGGTGGTGCTGGTGGCGGCTCTGGCGGTGCTGGCGCAATTGGTACAAGTGGAACAGCAACATCTGGAAGTGGGGGCGGCGGTGGCGGTGGTTTTGGAACTACAAACATAAATGGCGCTGTTGGAAGCCCAATAAATAATATTACTTTGTTTCCAATCGGTACTGGTTCTGGTGGTAATGCTGCCGCAGGAACTGTTTACTATGGCGGTGGAGGCGGTGGTGGTGCAACTACATCAAACAATACTGGTGGACAAGGAGTTTTGTTGATTTATTACACAACTAACGCTTATGCCCCCCCTGTGTCTAATGGTGGTTTTTTACAGTTGGCTTGATATGCACTACGCTTGGAAAATTTTAGAAATTTACGCTGACAATGAAGTTGTAACTGCTGTAAAATATCATTGCAGGGGATTTGACGAAGTTAATTCTGTTGAAACAGAAGGCTTAGTTACATTTGAAAATGCAGAAGTAAAAACGCCTTTTAAAGAATTAACGCAAGAGTTAGTTGTTGAATGGATTGAAAATGCAACTACTGTTGGCGGTGAATGTCTTGTAAAAAAGCGCCTTGAAGAACAATTAAAGACCATTGTGCCTGTAAGAGCGCCTTGGGAACCTCCAGTTTTTGAAGTAAGGTTTGAAGTATGACAGCGCCAATAGACATTATCAGCCGAGCTTTAAAAGACATTGGTGCTTTAGAAGCTGGTGAAACTCCTACTCCAGAAGCTACGCAAGACGCTTTTGATATGCTGAATGATCTTGTTGACCAATGGTCAAACGAAGACATGATGGTTTACTACAAATCTGAGATTGTGTTTCCCATCACTGCTGGTCAAACTCAATACACGATTGGCCCAACAGGAAACATCAACGCTAATTTTGTAGGCTCGATCTCTGGCACAACTCTTACGATCACATCAATCAATTCAGGCGCTATTAACTTAGGTCAGTATTTGTCTGGTACGGGAATCGCAGCAGGAACAAAGATTGTTGGTTTTCTTACAGGCGCTGGTAACAACGTTAATGAAGCAGGCACTTATACGGTTAGCGTAAGTCAGACTGTTAGTTCTACGACCATTACTGGTTATTATGAGCGCCCACTTGCGATAGATTCTTCTTTTGTTCGTATCAACACAAACTCTAACGGTCAACCAATTGTCAATGGTGGTTTGGATTACCCTGTTGCGGTGTTGAACTTAGAAGACTATGAAATGATTGGCTTGAAAACGCTTAATGGTCCTTGGCCTAAAGCTGTTTATTACCAGCCTTCAGAAATTCTTGGTAACTTGTATGTATGGCCTAACCCTTCGCAGGGTGAGATGCACATTTTTGCAAACACGATCTTCCAAAGATATTTGACGCTTTACGACAACATTGCATTGCCACAAGGCTATTCAATGGCGTTGCGTTGGTGTTTAGCGGAACGTTTAATGCCAATGTATGGCAAATCATCACAAGTGCAAATTTCTATGATTAACGCTTATGCTGCCCAAGCTAAAGCTACCCTAAAGCGCACAAACATGAAGCCGCCAATGGTTTCGCGTTATCCAGATGCGCTTTTAGTTGGTCGTGCTAAAGATGCGGGTTGGATTCTTAGCGGAGGCTTTGCTCGATAATGGCAGATTTTGGCTTTGTTGGCCCTTCTTATCCTGCATCTTCGGTTTACCAAGACTCGAATGAGTGCATCAATTTCTTGCCTGAAGTTGACCCGCTCAAGCAGCCTGGTGATCGGGGCGTGGTCGCGTTGTATCCAACGCCTGGACTAACAATTCAAGCCATTTTGCCTAATCAGCAAGAAGTGCGCGGTATGCGTACCCTTTCTGGTGGCACAAAAATGTTGGTGGTATGTGGACCATATGTTTATGTGTTCAACAATGTTTTAACGCCAACAATGATTGGTCAACTCAATACTTCAACGGGTAGAGTGACCATATCTGATAACGGAATAAATGCCTACATTGTTGATGGGACTTATCGCTATACATGGCGTATTTCTACTGTCAGCGCGGCAGTTTTCACAGGTTCTGTTGCTGGTACGACTTTGACCGTTTCATCGGTTAAATCTGGAATCTTGGCAGTTGGGCAAAATTTGTTTGCTGTTGGGTCATTGCAAGAAACTGTTATTACGGCTCTTGGAACGGGTACGGGGGGAACTGGTACATATACCCTTGGACTATCCCAAACCATCGCTTCTAGCCAGATGTATACGTCTAGTGCTGGTGCTGTTGTTACTGCTGCTATTACTGGCACAACTTTAACTGTTGCATCTGTCACTAGCGGGACTTTGTACGTTGGTCAAACCATCCAAGGTGCTGGCATAACTTCACAAACTATCATTACCGCATTGGGTACAGGTACTGGTGGTGCTGGAACATACACAGTAAACAATTCGCAAACAATTGCATCTATTACGATGTATGCGCTTAACTGGACTGTTTTGCCTTCTAGCGATGGCGCATTTACTGGTGGTGATACTTGCGATATTGTTGACAACTATTTTGTTTACAACCGCCCATCATCTCAGCAATGGGGTGCTTCTGGTGTTTTGTCTCCTATTTCTGGAAATACGTCTTTTTCTAGTAAAGATGGTGCGCCTGACAATTTGGTTGCTTTGATTGTTGACCATCGTGAAGTTTATTTGATGGGTGAAACTTCTTCGGAAGTTTGGACAGATGTAGGCGCTATTCCTTTTCCTTTTCAGAGAATCCCTGGCACTTCTACCCAACACGGTATTGCTGCAAGATTTTCTTTGTCTAGATTAGGTGATTCTTTTGCCTATGTGTCTCGCAACAATCGAGGTCAAGCGCAAATCATGCAAATGAAAGGGTATGTGCCGACCCGCATATCAAACCACGCTGTTGAAAACTCAATCGCAAATCAATACGTTGATGACGCTATTGCATGGACTTATCAGCTTGAAGGCCATGAGGTTTATGTGGTTTCGTTTCCTACATTAAACCTAACTTGGGCGTATGACATTGCATCTGGTATGTGGCATAAATGGTTGTACACAAACAACAATGGCACTTATTCACGCCACAGGGGTAATTGTTGTGCGGTGTTCCAAGGCTTAGTTTTGGTTGGTGATTATTCCAATGGTTCAATTTATGAATTGGACAAGAACAATTACACAGATAACGGTCAAAACGTGCGTAGGTTAAGACGCGCACCGCATTTGGTTGCTGACTTTCAAAGGCAATATTTTGATGAATTGCAGATTCAGTTCCAGCCAGGCGTTGGGCTTACGGGCATAACCACACCGCTAAACAATGAAGTTGTTGGCGCTGACCCACAAGCAATGCTCAGATGGTCTAACGATGGCGGCTCTACTTGGTCAAATGAACATTGGACAACCATCGGCAAAATAGGCAAATACAAGAATCGTGCCATTTGGCGCAGATTGGGTACTGCAAGGGATAGAGTGTTTGAAGTTTCTGTAAGCGACCCGATCAACGCTGTGATTATCTCTGCTAACTTAAAAGCAAGCGCGGGGGAAAACTAATGGCATACGGCATTTCAAATACTTCACAGTTAAACCCATATCCGCAGACCGAATTTCTTGATGGACAGACTAAAAGACCGACAAGGGCATGGCAACAATTCTTTTTGAATCTGCTTAACTTTAGTTCGGCAACAACGGCTACTGCTGGCTCTGGAACATTGCCTAGCAACCCCGTTGGGTTCATCAATATCACAATAAATGGTGTGCCTTACAAAGTGCCATATTACAATGTCTGATATTGCATTAATCCAAAATCATGTGCCAACGATTCAAGAAATTGAGCGTTTACAGCATGAAATGACAAAAATGCCACAGGCTGAGTTGGAAACTGAGCATTATTTTTCTGGTGGGATGTATTGCAGAAAATTAACTAGGCCAGCAGGAACGTTGATTGTTGGCAAAGTGCATAAAAAAGACCACTTTTTTATGTGCGCTAAAGGTCAAATCATTGCTTGGTCTGAAAAAGGCATGGTGACTTTGAACGCTGGCGATGTGCTGTGTTCTAAGGCTGGAACAAAAAGAGTGACCTTATCTGTAACTGATGCAATTGGAATTACTTTTCATAAGACAAGTAAAATCAATTTAGACAAGATTGAAAAAGAATTGATAGAACCAGATGAATTGGCACTTTTTGATTCGTCTAATAAACTGAAGGTGCAAGCCTTGGAGGATAGATAAATGACATGGGTAACAGCGGCAGTTGTTGGCGGGGCTACCCTCGCGTCTGGATTTTTGGGTGCAAATGCGGCTGAAAGCGCGGCTAACACTCAAGCTGGCGCATCTAGATATGCGGCTGATGTTCAAAAGCAAATGTTCGATACTCAAAACGAACAACAAAAGCCGTATCGTGAGGCTGGCTATTCTGCTTTGAGTGACATTGGTGGCATGAAGCCATATTTAACTAAGCAATACACTCCAGAAGACTTCACATCGGGGATTGACCCTGGCTACAAATTCCGCTTAGAACAAGGTCAAGAAGCCACTAATCGCATGGCAAACATGGGTGGTGGAATGATTAGCGGAAACGCTTTAAAAGGCGCTCAAGACTATACACAAGGACTAGCAAGCCAAGAGTATGGAAATGCGTTTAATCGCTTTCAAACGCAACGTAGCAACATCTATAACACTCTAGCGTCAATCGCTGGCTTAGGCCAAACATCACTTGGTCAAACAACGGCAGCAGGCACAACTGCGGCTGGCAACATTGGCTCTAACATTGCTAATGCTGGCGCTGCTACGGCTGGTGGAATTGTCGGTTCTGCTAATGCAATTGGGGGCGCTTTACAAGGTGTTGGCAATCAATATTATTTGAGCCAATTGCTAAAGCCACAAACACAAACACCAACAGGTTATGGAACTCCAGTTCAGCAACCATTTGATGTAAATGTTGGATAAGGAACAATCATGGCAGAACCAGTAGCACTTGGAATTAAACCACCACAGGGCATGAGCCTTGGGGATATGCTTAACCTTGCCCGTGGCGCGCAGGCTTATCAACAAGCTGAACAAGCCAATCCTTTAGCTTTGCAAAAAGCACAAATGGAAATTGAGCAAGCACAAAAATTAAATCCTTTGGCTGTGCGTGAAAGAACTGCAACAACTCAAACTGCTGAGTATGGTGCAAGCAATGCTCAACTTGAAAATATGTTGAAGCATCAACAGAATTCATCACGAAACTTGCTTAAATTGTTAAACGACAAAGAAGTTACCCCTGCAAAGATTGAAGAACACGTTGTTTCAACAATGCAAAATGCTGGTGCTAATCGACAAGCAATTGCTCAAGCCGTTCAAAATTTGCCAAAAGAAGGTACAGACAAAGAACTTCGTGCTTTTGTAGCTAAACACGCTACAAACTCTTTGTCCGCTGAAGCTCAGTTAGAGAAGTTGTTTCCCAAAGCAGAAATGCTTAATACTGGCGCTCAAAGTATTCCAATCCAAATGGGCAATGAAGCGTTTACTGGTGTTAAGCCTGGCACTCCACTTAACATTGGTATTGCAAGCCAAGTTGGTCCTACTTCACGCGAAACACTAGAAACAGACCCATTAACAGGAAATAAAGTTGTAGTCACAAAAGATGTGCAAGGCAACATTATTTCTAGTCGTGCTGCGCCTGCTGCGCCTAAAGCTGGTGGATTTAATGCAGTTCCTGCTGGTGAATCTTCAGCAACAGCGGAAGCCGCAAAAACAATTCAATTGCAAGCCAACAAAGCAGCATTGAATGTCCAACAGTCTCAATTTAACAACAACACGATCATTGGCTTGGCTGACAAATCTTTGGTTGGTGCTAATGCTGAAACGTTGGCTAAATTGGGCGGTGGATATGCTGTTCTTAACGCTCTTGATACTGGTTCTGCAACTGCTGTTGATAATCGTCAAAAACTTGGTCATCAACTTGCACTTGAAACTGCAAACTTGGCATCGGGTGCTGGTTTGAATACTGATGCCGCAAGAGCATTGGGCGAAAAAATGTCTGGCGATATTACATGGACACCAGAAGCAATTAAGTCAACTGCTCGAATGAATCGTGCTTTGACAACTGGAACTGATATGTTTAATCGTGGCGTTAATGCCGCAGTTGAACGTGCTGGAAATTCTCCTTTTGCTGCGCGTGAATTCCAAAACAAATGGTCAACACAAGAACAATTGGTTCCAACTTTGCAATTTGTTGATGCGTTGCGTAACGCTAAAGCAGACCCTGATGGCGCTAAAAAAGCTATTGAATCTATTGGTGGTTATGGTTCTGATGGCTATAAAGAAATGCTAAAACGTGCTGGTAAATTAAATGACCTAATCACGAAAGGCCAGTAATGTCTGAATTTTCTATTGAAGCCTTAGACGCTGTTGCCCGTAGCGTTTCTGGCAAATCTCAGTCAAATGAGCCTAACCAAAAGAAAAAACTGTTTGGTCAAAATTTGTCTGACATTCATCCTGAGTTACAGGCTGATACAACGACTCAATCAGAGCAACCGCAAGACAATTTTTCATTTGACATGAAGAATTTGGACAAGCAAGCATATCAAGTTGCTACTGGTCAAATTCAAGCGCCCAAAAAAGAAGAACCTTCTATTTCTAAATTTAGGCAAGATTTGTCCACTCTTGGGCAAGGCGTAGCTTCGCTTGCTGACATTACAGTTGGCGGTGTAATTCCTGCTATTGCAGGCGCTGCAACTTATGCTGGTTCACGCGCTATTGGTAAAACGCCACAACAAGCGCAAGCATTAGAACAACAAGTAGTTGGGGCAACTGATAAACCTTTTGGCAAGGCGTTTGGCGTTACTGAAACTGCTGGATATAAAGGCGAAGCAACTCAAAAGTTAATGCAATACATTGGAGAACACATTAACGAAGGCGCTGAAGTTATTTCTAAGAAACTAGGAATTCCTGCTTCTGATGTTCAAAACATGATTGGCAGTTTAACTATTGCCGTTCCTGAATTGGCAAAAAGCAAAGTTGGTCAAGCTATTGCTAGGCCAGTTGTTGAAGAAGCAAAAATTGTTGGTGAAACTGCAAAGACAGCAATTAAGCCAATGCAAGAGGCTTTTCAAAAAGCAAAAGAAAAACTGCCAACTGTTCGTGTAGAAAAAGCGCCAACAGAAACCATGAAAGGCATGGGCGCGGCTGAAGTAGATTCGGCTCGTTTGCGTCAAGAGCGTGGCAATGAATTGCTGATTCCTATGGGTGATGACATGACAAAGAGCATGATCACTCGAAATCCAGCAGACGTTATGTTTGAGCGCGAGACTGCAAAAAGCCCTGAATTCGGCGGTCCATTGCAAGAAAAATATGCGTTTCTCAATGATAAATTGCAACGTAACTTGCAAGCAGAAGTTGATCAAACTGGCGCACAAATGGTTGGTATGGATGCTCCTGAATTTGGAAAAATCTTGTCAGATACTGTTGGCAATTACAAAAATGAACGTTATCAAGAAGTTTCTAGTGCTTACAAAGCAGCACAAGAGGCTGGAGAAACAGCGCAACCTGTTTCTTATAAAGGCATAAATGATTTAATTCAAAAAGAAACACAGGGTCGCCCAACAAAAAAGGCACAGAATCCTCTTTATTCAATCATTGAAGAAGAACTTAAAGCCAATGACCCACAAGGGACTGGTTTAATTCCAATTAATGCGATGGAGGACATTCGCAAATTAATTAACGAAGAAGCTGACCCTGCCAAAAAAGGCAGCATCCGTCTTGGAAAACAACTTAAAGGCGAGATTGATAAAGCAACTGAAAATGCTGGAGGCGATCTTTACAAAGAAGCAAGAGCAAAAAATCGTGCTTTTGAGGCTGAGTTTGAAGATCAAGGCATCATTCGTGACATTAATCGTTTAAAGCGTGGAACTTCAGATCGAGTTGTTCCTTTAGAAAGTTTGGCTGAAAAATTAATTTTCAAAGGTACTGGCGCTGATGTTAAGGCTGTGTTTGCAACATTAGAAAAGATGGGGCCAGAAGGTCAACAGATCGCCAATGAGTTGCGTGGCTATGCTGCGGACAAAATTAAAGAACAAGCCACAAAAGGCGTTGGTCGTGACATTAACGGAAAGCCTTATGTTTCTACGGCTGAACTAGATAAACAGATTAAATCACTTGATAAATCTGGCAAACTTGATTTCTTGTTTGGTAAGCAACAAGCAGAGCGTTATCGTACATTAAATGAATTTACAAAAGACTTGCAAACAACACCGCAAGGCACTGTAAACACATCTGGTACAACTGCAACATTGCTTTCTGCTCTTGGTGAAATGGGTGCATCTGCTGCGCTAACTGGCATCCCTGCGCCTGTTGCAACTATTGCAAAGTTTGGATATAACAAACATCAAGCAAATAAAAAAATGAAAAAAGTTGAAGAATACGCAAACCCCAACAATAAACTTTCAGACATTGGTAAGGAAAAATAATGGCAGTCAATCTTTCACCCATCGGTAACGGCTTTCAGTTCTTTACCACTACTGGTCAACCTCTTGCTGGTGGTTTAATTTATACCTACCAAGCGGGTTCATCTACCCCGTTAGCAACGTACACGGATAACACAGGTACAACAGCTAACGCCAATCCTATTGTGTTGGGCAGCGATGGTCGCCCTCAAACTGAAGTGTGGCTGACATACGGCTATAACTACAAATTTATTTTGAAGGATGCCTCTGGCTCTACGATTCAGTCTTATGACAACTTATATGGAATCATTGGAACGCAACCTGCATCGGGCGCTACGATTCCATCTGGCCTTATCTCTATGTGGTCAGGCTCGATTGGCTCTATCCCATCGGGTTGGTATTTGTGTGACGGGTCAAACGGAACACCTAACCTGACAGACAGATTTGTTGTAGGCGCTGGTTCTACTTATGCGGTTAATTCTACTGGTGGCTCTACAACTGCTACGCTAACAACTAATAACTTACCAGCACACACACACACGGCAACGTCTGTTGTTACTGACCCTGGTCATAACCACACAATTGGTTACACAGGAACCTTGAGTTTCTCTGGTGGCGGCGGTGGCGCAAACACTTTCTGGGGTGCTGGTTCAAACCAAGCTACAAATACCAACACAACTGGTATTTCAGTAGCAACGACAAACGCAACAACTGGTTCTGGTATAGCGTTCTCTATCCTTCCAACTTACTACGCACTAGCATTTATCCAGAAAGCCTAAGATGACCACGATTGACGAAACAGAAGCTCGTTTAGCCACTCACGAAGAAGTTTGTGCGATGCGTTATGAGCAAATCAATGCTCGGCTAAAACGTTTAGAACAAATCATTATCAATTCTTGTGGTGCTTTGTTGTTGGGTATGGGCGGGGTTATTTTTTCGTTTTTGATGCACAAGTAATGTGGACCCAATCAGTCTCCTTCTTATGGCACAAAGTGCGGTTGGGGCTATCAGGGCTGGCTGTCAGATGCTATCTGAAGGTAAAGCATTTATTGACGACACAAAATCTGAAATTGAAGGGATGGTTGGACAAGTCAAAGAAACCTACGAAACAGTCGCAGGACTTTGGGATTGGGTCAAAGGTTTATTTGGAACGTCTACTAAATCTATTGAAAGCCCTGTCGCCAAGCAAGCTGTTTCCGAACCAGCCAAGCCATCAAAAAAATCCAAGCAAGCCGAAATAAGTTTTGAGGAATTTCAAGCAAGAGCCGTTCACGACATTTGTGAAAACTTGAAAGTTTATTTTGAAGCTATGCGCCAACTTAAACTTCATTGTCGGGAACTAGAAGAACAAGCATTAACAACTGAACGGGTTGCCGATAGTGCAATTGATCGGATTGAAATGGAATGGCAGATGAATCAGTTATCAGCACAATTAAAGCAATCCATGATCTACGGCACTCCAGAGTCTTTGGGGTTGGGGTCTTTGTACAAAGAGTTTTTGCATAAGTACGATGAAATTTTGGAAGAACAAGAAGTTGCTAGGGCGTTAAAAGCAAAGAAACAACGGGATAACGCATGGCAACACGAACACCGCAACCAAATTTTGATCGCCAAACTAACTTACGCAATAGCAGTAGTGGTAGGGATGATAGAAATAATTGGACTGTATTTAGCTCTATGAAAGAATTTTGGTTTTGGGTAGCTATCGTCACGCTTATCATCTTTTGTTTGATAGGGGTTTCTTTTGCCATAATTCACATCACTAAACAAATAAAAATGATGGAAGCAATGATTGTTAGGTTAGAAGAAAAAGACCGTAAACAACAGATTTTGTTAAGGAAATACGATGAATGACTTACTTGCTGGACTTCTTAAAAACGTTGCCCCCGCTCTTGCCACTGCCGTTGCTGGTCCTCTTGGTGGGGCTGCTGTTTCTGCTATTGCTAGTAAGTTGGGTGTTGGAGAAACAGTAGAAGAAGTTACCAAAGCATTGACTGCTGACCCTGCTGCGGCACAGAAACTTAAAGAACTTGAATTAGAGTTCTACAAAACCGAACAAAACAACCTTACAGACCGCCTAAAAGCTGACATGGCATCTGACTCTTGGTTGTCCAAGAACATCCGCCCTATGGTGCTTGTATTCCTTCTGGTGGCATATAGCGGATTTGCTATATGTTCCATGTTTGATCTTGAGACCCGTGGTGCGTATGTAGAACTGTTAGGCCAGTGGGGGATGTTGGTTATGTCCTTCTACTTTGGTGGTCGAACAATGGAAAAAATTGCTGATAAGGTGAAAAAATGAAAGTTGATCTCAAAGGTATTGTTACTGTCATTGCTGCTTTCTCCCTGATGGGTGTTGTGGCTTGCATGATTTGGATGTTTCTTTTGGCAATCTACGACCCAAAGGTTGATGATGCCGTTGTGTTTCAAATCATTGGCCCTGCTTTCCAAACCATCGTTGGTGGCTTTATTGGCTTGATTACAGGTATTCACATTGGAGAAAAAGATGACTCAACTAACGCCTAATTTTTCTTTAGAAGAACTCACACACACAGATCATCGTGAGTTTGACAACACACCTAATGATGCTGAGTTGGCTAACCTAGTTCGTTTGGCTGACTTCTTAGAACAAGTCAAAGCTGTCTTAGGTGGGAAACCCATCATGGTGAATTCTGCTTTTAGATGCAAGCAAGTCAACGATGCGGTGGGTTCTAAAGACTCAAGTCAACATCGTATTGGATGTGCTGCTGACCTAAGAGTGCCAGGCATGACCCCTGACGAAGTGGTTAAGGCCATCATTGCATCAAAGATTGGCTACGATCAAGTCATCCGTGAGTTTGCAACGCCAACAGGCGGTGGCTGGACACATATCTCTGTGCCTAACACCCCTGATACCGCGCCGCGCCGCCAAGCACTTATCATTGATAAGCAAGGAACACGGGCATATTCATAAATAGTTCATACTGAGAACGTCTAATGCGCTTATGAAAATTAAGCGCGTAGACATTCGCCATTCAAAAATACAGAATGAATTGTCGGTACTTCAAAAGAAGTGCCTGCCGTTTGACACGCCTTGCGACACAAAATCTGGTTACTGGTGGATAACGTATGACGCACTTAATTTGCCGTGTGCTTTTGGCGGTCTTGTTCGTTCTGTGCGTTGGTCTAACGTGGGCTATCTGTGTCGTTCAGGCGTGTTACCTAGCCATCGTGGACACGGCATACAGAAAAAACTTATACGCGCTCGTATTCGCCAAGCCAGAGCATTAGGTTGGGAATGGCTTATTACAGATACATATTTCAACCCCGCATCCTCTAACAGTTTGATCTCTTGTGGATTCAAGCTGTATGAGCCTTCAAAGCCTTGGGGGGTGAAAGAAACCCTTTATTGGCGATTAAACCTAAAGGACTGATATGCCTAAAGCGTTGTGTAGCGAACAAGAGTTTATTGAGTTGTGGCAGACCTATGCTTCAGCTTCAAAAATTGCTGAGATTCTTCAAACGCCCATAAGAAAAGTAAATGCTCGGCGCAGACGCATTGAGGAAAGATTAAAGATAAATCTTGACATACCACCAGAAAAACAAAAATACAACAATTACAACGTGAATCAGTCTAATCGTAATCCTGCTAGAGCGCACTTGGGGATAGAAAATGGAACTGTCATTATTTTCTCTGATTCACATTTTTGGCCAGGCATTCACACTACTGCTTATCGTGGTCTGTTATGGGCTATTAAAGAACTGCAACCAAAGGCAGTTATTGCTAACGGGGATGTTTTTGACGGTGCTTCCATTAGCCGTCATCCTCGTATTGGGTGGGACTCAACTCCTTCTGTCATTCAAGAATTGAAAGCCTGCGAACTTGCTTTAGGTGAGATTGAGGAAACCGCTAAGAAAGCCCGTCACAATGTTCAGTTAGTGTGGACGCTTGGCAACCATGACGCTCGATTTGAAAACCGTCTTGCAGCTAACGCTCCTCAATACGAACACGTTAAAGGATTTTCATTAAAAGATCATTTCCCTGCATGGAAGCCTTGTTGGTCAGCTTGGATAACGGAAGATGTAGTCGTTAAACATCGCTGGAAGGGTGGAATTCATGCGACACACAACAACACAGTCGGGTCGGGTAAAACAATGGTTACGGGCCATCTACATAGTTTAAAAGTGACTCCTTACTCTGACTACAACGGCAATCGTTTTGGTGTTGATACGGGTACATTAGCAGAGACAGATGGACCACAATTCATGGACTATCTAGAAGATGCTCCTGTGAACTGGCGTTCGGGTTTCGCTGTTTTGTCATTTAAGAATGGGAAACTTCTTTGGCCTGAGTTAGTTCACAAATGGGCTGATGGGCAAATCGAGTTTCGTGGACAAATCATTGATGTTTAAAGGATTAAAAATGTACAAAGTAGAGATTGACATTTCGGCTTGGGGTGGTGATGAAAAAGTCATCATTGAGACTAACGACTTTGACAAAGTTCAAATCATTCAAGAATTCATTGACTTCCAAATCGAAAACGGTTGGGCTGCTGACTATGAAATGGTCGCAGAGTTTGAAGAAGATGACGAAGAAGAAGTTGGTTTTGTAGAAGAAGAAGAAGATGAAGACGAACCCGTGACCGTCTCCACCTATGTCATCACTAAAATTGAAGACTAATTACTTTTAAACCTTCCCGATTTGTCACGGTTGCTGTGCTTCGGGGAGGTTTTAAGTTGTTCATGTGCATCTAGAAAGTAATCTAGATTTGCGCTTTCAAGTTTGATTCTTTTAACGAACTTTTTAGCAAACCTTTTGACCAGTTTTTCATCTGGTTTAGGCCAAGGTGCGTTTGGGGCTAGGACTGTCTTAATCATCTAGCATCCAATCCACTAAAAATCCAATAAAGATTACTTCAAGCATCTGTTTCGCCAATCATTCTTTTTGTGTTGAACAAGTCTTTATGCTCTGGGTGCTTGGCTTTCCACAACCTGGCATAAAACGCAATGTAGTCGTTGCTAATTTTAAAATCTTCGCCCGTGGTGACAATGTTTGTCTCCCAACGAATCCGATTAATGATTAGCCAATGGCTGATTCGTTTACGGCCTTTGTTGACAGCTTCATAAGCAAAACGCTCAAACAAGTGCCAAACATGGGGATTAGCTTTGTGCCACTCCCACCAAGCCTCTTTTTTCTCTTGAAATGTTTTCATATTGGTACATAAAAAAGTGGGGGCTACTAATCATTGGCAACTGCAAATTGCTGACGTTCACCCCCGAAAATTAAAAGTCGATGTCGTCAAACTCTTGTTTCTTAGGCTTTGCGTCACCATCTTTTGGAGTGAAAAGGTATGCCCAACCCTCCCATCCACCTTCGACTAAGGGCATTTGGTCAAGTTTAAGCATCGGGCCTTTTTTGGTCTCAATGACGCTGCCAATACGCTGATAACGGACTTTCTCTTGTCCGTCTTTTTGGTAGGTTCCTGCGCGGACAGTCACTTCATAGATTGTTGCCATTTTTCTCTTTCAGTTCATTAAGTTTCGTAATTTTGACGTTCAGTTCCTCAAGGAAACCAACGACTTCTTCTTCAAGCATTGCTATGTACTCGCCATCCCGAAAGACACGTTTTACAAACAACTGAAGCTCTGTTGGCAGTCGTGGGTCAAAGCTCACGAAGTCTGTCCAATCCCTACCTGTACAAGCCATTTGCCATTGCATCTGGGTATTGTATTTTGATGGGACTTTTTGATCTAACAATGTCTCAAGGTGTGTTGCTGTGTTAGGACACTTAATCTCCAACATTCCAACATCACCCACCAATCCGTCAGGAGAGGCTCCAGCGTCTTTAATGAATGGATGTGGGACAAAGCCTACTTCCTCCACCAAAAGGTCTCTATGGGCTTCGTATGCAGACCTAGCCAATGGTTCTGTCTCAGTACCCCATTGCATGGCAGAGTTGGTAAACGATTCTGCTTTGACGTTGGTTAGACGTTCGCAAACAAGTTGCGCCATGTAGTTTTCACGGCTTGTTGAATAACCTGATTTGGTTTTAGCGATAACGTCAGCCACACGGGATGCCGTTACCTTACCAAGCCTGGCCGCAAACCATTCTTCTGTGCCTTGTTCAATCATTTTCTTGCCTCCATCATTGCGTCTGCGATTTTGTACGCGACTTTTGCTATGTGCGCGTCATCATCAAATTCTTTGCAAAATTCTTGCATCGCCTTGGCAGCAAAGTAATCACGCAATGTCATGCCTTCGGTGTGTCCTGTTGGGCTTATGCCATTTACATATTGGGTTGTTGGAAATGCTGATTCAATCATGCCAGGCTCGCTTTCTTTGCATCTTTAGCTGCAATAATTTTTATCTGCCAAACTGAATCCGTGCCGCAGGCTTTATAAGCTGCTTGATAGGCTTTCTTTAAAGAATCCTGATCGGTTGCGTCTTGGATTGCAATAAAGTGATCGGCCATGATGTTTGCCAAGTCGAGCTTATCTTCTTCTGGCAAATCTTCGCCGTTGTAGACATACAAGCCAATGCCAAACGTAGCAATACACTTTGCCAAACAACGCATCTGCGAATCAGAAATCTTGCGGCTATCTGGCAGGGTAATTGACTTGTTCATGTTGTCCATCACAGGCAAGTGCATCTTCATGGTCTTGCCAAACGCTGTGACATTGCAAAATACCATTGCTGTTTCGCCGTAAAACACGGGTTCTGGGAATTCCCAAGTAGCTGATGGGTCTTCTTGCAAAAGATAGTCAACTGCCCAAGCCCATGAAAGATAAGACAGCTTGCCTTTTTTCTCAATGTGTTCGTTGACATTGATTTTTCGGAGTTCGTTAAATGTTTTCATAGTCCTGTCCAAATCAAAATGAATACGGTGAAAACGGCAACTACATAAAGAACGCGCAAAACACGTTCATGGAGTGGCGTGGGTTGTTTTTGGAAATCAATGTATTTCATGGTTATGCCTCAAAGTGCTTGGATTCGTAACGGGCGATTGCCAGGCTCAAGTTGTGTTCTTTTGCAAGATCACGGCAATAGCGGTTGTATTCTTCTTCCAAGTCAGCGATCACATTGTTTGACAAGATGTTGAAGACTTCTTTGTCGCCGATGTAAACGTGGTGGAGGTTGCCTGAGTAGTCGTGGAAGTAACACTCAAGGGTTGCGTCAGTATCGTCACGGTCGTTTGCCATGTACTGGGTAAGATCATCATGTTTCATAAAGTTTCCTAAGTTACCGCTTGCGTTGCGCTACGGGATGAATGAAGTGTATAGGAATTTAGACAAGAAATCCATCTACACACAAAAAAATTCCAATGTGTTGTATTTTTGTCGAATTATCTATACAATCGAACGAATGGACATTGAACAGATTATCAGAAACGCAGGCTCACAGAGTGAGCTAGCTAGGTTGTTAGGCGTAAGCAGGGGCGCTGTTTGGATATGGAAGCGAGATGGCTTGCCTAAGTCTAGAATTTGGCAGTTGCAACTTTTAAAACCAGATTGGTTCACAAAGGAAAATCATGAGTTACGCACACATTGAGATGGAAATTATCCGTCAACTAGAGGCAGATCGTGCTTTTGACGGAAACATCGTAGACGAACTAGCTGCGATGGCTGATTACCTAGAAGACATGGGTTATCACGCTGAAGACAACAACAAACAAGCTATTGCTAGTCTGGTTGGTTGTTTAGGCATTTCATTGATTCGCATAGCTGGCTTGCTGGATGTGAACTTTGTAGAGTGCTTAGAAAAAGCCTATGAAGAAGACCAAGAGAATAGAAATTTTTTTGAAGAAGATCAGGATTCTTAAAAAATCTGTGTATAATCCGAATCGTCTGGAGTGGCATCTGGACGGTTAACGCGAATCTCCAACCCCGCAGGGTACTGTGTGGTCTTGTCGTACAGCAAGCGAGATTTTTGATTCGCGTCAATCGTCTTGCTGTTGCTCTCGCCAAGAGCCAAGACCACAGAGCATCTTGCGGGGTTTTTTCTTTTGGCAACAGACCGAGTGACTCGCGTAACGTTACTGGGCCTGCATGGGCTGCCAAGTCAAGAAACACCGTCAACAGGACACACCCCTGCTTTGTCGAACAGCGTTGATTGAGCGACTGTTAAAGGATTGGGTACAACGGTGGAACAAGGCCCAATTTATAAGTGAATCAATCCGTCAAGCGCACTTGGTCTTTTGAATGTGAGATGAACCTATATGAACTTCTATGTGATACAGATTGAAAGATGGAGCGGGAATGGATGTCTATCCACCCTTGTAGAACCTATGCCTAAAAGGAAACAAGATGTTTGAACAATTCTGGACTGCTTGGCCTAAGAACCCAAGAAAAGGTGGAAAAGCACTTTGCCTAGCTAAATGGTCAAAGCTAAAACTAGACCTTCAAGCTGATCAAATCATCAAGCACGTTGAATGGATGAAAACAACAGACGCTTGGAAAAAAGACAACGGCGCTTTTATCCCTGCTCCATTGGTCTACATCAATCAAATGCGTTGGGATGGGGCTGAGATACCCGAGATAGAAATAACCGTCTCTGTGGCCTTTAAAGACCCCGCCTTGAAGAAGATTGAGGAAGACAGAAAGAAGGCTGTGCCGCCATCATTGGAGACATTGGCTAAATTGGCTGAATTACGAAAGAAGGTAGTGCAATGATTGTTTTACCAATTAAATCAGCAGAAGTTGAGCCTTGGTTGCTTCAGAAGCATTACGCAAAGCGGATGTGTCCAATTAGTTTTGCTTTTGGCGCATATAAAGACAATCAACTTATTGGTGTTGTCACATACGGGGTTCCAGCAAGCAGCATGGTTAGGCGTGGTCTTTGCGGTAAGCAATGGGAAGAAAATGTAATTGAGTTAAACAGACTTTGTTGCAATACAGAAAAAAATCTTGCTTCTATCTTGGTTGGGCGTTCGCTTCAGATGTTGCCAAAGCCGTCAATTGTTGTTTCATACGCTGACACCGAACAAGGTCATGTCGGGTACATCTATCAAGCAACAAACTTTCTTTACACAGGTTTAAGCGCAAAGAAAAAAGATTGGGCCATTAAAGGCATGGAGCATCTACATGGCGCTACTGTTGTTGACATGAGTAGAGGCCAAGAAAATAGAGTTGAATTTATGAGAGAAAAGTTTGGTGATGATTTTTATTTAAAAGACCGCGCACAAAAACATCGTTATGTTTACTTTGTTGGAAACAGAAGTCAAAAGAAAGCTATGTTGTCCGACTTAATGTATCAAACAGAACCGTACCCAAAAGGCGACAGCAGACGATATGACGCTGGCGGCGTGGTTGCAACACAAGAACTTTTGTTTGTATGAACTACTTTGAAGCACACAAAATACTTGACCAAGTTCGTGATAATGTGTCTTATAATATAGACACGATTAACAAGGCTTTGGAATTAACAGGTGACTTGGACATTGGAGACAGCGAGGGAGATGCAAATCCAGCATCTTTTAAGTATGGCTCGCAAGCCTGGCTGGATAGCTTATGCCAAGGCAAGGTCAGAGGAACTTGAGAAAGAAGACTTGTTTAAAGGTATCACCGATGAAGTGCGTAGGCGCTTAAAGGAGAAATCATGAACACAAAACTGAATCAAGCATTTGCAGAGTTGGACTACGAACAATCGCCAGAGGAGCTTCAGCGCGTCATTGATGTGCTAGACGCTACACATAAAGCGTGGATGAACCTCACTCAAGCTGACTACGACCGTATTGTGTGGTTAGACGAAAGAAAAGCGATTGAGCGTGTTGACTTTGAAATGAATGGCGTAGACGAATGACATTGGCTTTTGACGTTTGTCGTTGCAATGGCGTAAAAGAAAACGAAAGTTTGATCACGCCTTGCGTTACTTGTGTCAGGGTGTTGCAAAACCAACCTAGTGGGCCAATATCGCCTTGGTTTACTGAGCCGCCGTTAAAAAATGGTCAATGTGAGTATGTTTTACACATCCAGTAAAGAAATGAAATGAGTTGGCCTTTCCCACAATTCCCTGCTGTGCCTTGGACTAAACAACAAGAGCAAGCCTATCAACAAGCGCAACGCGCACAACTGCCAGAAAGCCCGTTATGACAAACCAAGAAGCAATGAAGCTGGCGCTTGAGGCGTTGAAACAATGTAAGCCCTATAAGGTGTCAATACCAAAAGCCATCAAAGCCCTAGAAGAAGCACTAAACCATTGCGAGGACAACCTCGATATGGTCAAGCAAGAGCAGGGTGAGCCTGTGGCGGTGCGTTTATCAAATGGCGTAATTGATTGTTTAGGTACAGCAATCGTTCCAATCGGAGCATTTCTCTACACCACACCACAACAACGCAAGCCGATGGAGTTTTCTCAAATGGTGCGGTTGACCTACGACATTGATGAAGACAAGCCAGCTACACAGCAAGAGCTTTACAACCTAATCCGTAAAGTCGAAGCCGCCCACGGCATTAAGGAAAACACATGATTGAAAACATCGCAGGAATCATTGTCTTATTCGGATTGGGTGTTCTTTCGGTGTTTTTAGTTTTGGCGGTAATGATCTACATGAGCATTGAAGAATGAGATACGCTGCGCGGGTGGATGCCAACCAAGATGCTGTAATTAGCGCATTAAGGGCTGCTGGCGCATCGGTGCAATCATTGGCTGCGGTAGGCAAAGGTGTTCCTGATTTGCTGGTTTCAATTAATGGCATAAATCTTTTGATGGAAGTCAAAGATGGTAACAAGCCTAAATCGGCTCAGAAGCTCACAGAAGACCAAATTAAATGGCATGGTGCATGGCAGGGGCCAGTTTGTGTTGTAGACGGCCCTGAAGCGGCTTTAAGAATGATTGGCGTATGCGGTACAACTTAGATGACCAAGCTCAAGCCGCGAGCCTGATGCAGCATTTATGGCCTAAAGTTAAAGAAGCATTAGCGGCAGGCAAAAAGTTAACGATAGAAATTAAAGACGCAAGCAAAAGCCGTGAACAAGAGGAAAAATATCACGCAATCATTGGTGACATTGCCAAGCAAGCGCAGCACATGGGTTCCAAATGGGATGCAGAGACATGGAAACGCCTGCTTGTGGACAAATATTGCCGAGAAATAGGGCTAAATAGTCAGATCATGGCTAACTTGGACAACGATGGATTGGTTCAACTTGGCTTTCAGACTCGCAAGTTCACTAAAGAGCAAGCAAGCGACTTTGTGGCATTTTTAATTTGTTGGTGTGATGAAAACGGAATAGAGTTAAATGATTGCTAGACCTAAACATAAATACGTCAGAAGCCCAAAGTTAATGCAGGCGTATAGAACAATCCCTTGCCAGAACTGCTACATAGAAGACGGAACAGTCTGCGGCGCTCACGCTAATTGGGGAAATGGTAAGGGAATGGCAATTAAGGCTGACGACACTAAATGCGCCAGCCTTTGTTTTTCATGCCATTCGATGTTAGATCAAGGGTCTAAGTTGACCAAAGAACAACGCCAAGACTTATGGCAAATGGCCCATCAAAAGACCGTCAACAGGCTTAAAGACAAGGGTCTTTGGCCTGCTGAGTTTGCTTAGTATTTACGCATATTAGGAAGGGGTGCTTCCTTTTGTGCTTCATGGCTGCGGTGCATGGGATGTGCATGAGCCATGTCAGTCTTTTCGTGTTCTTTGAGTTCACGCTCAAGGCCAGCGACCTTACGGGCTTCGGCTTTATACTCACGTTCCATAACGTAATGACCAGTAGGTGTTGCGTTACGTTTTTTTTCGGTGATCACAAATTTTGTTGCCATGATAAATCCTGTTAAAATCAGTATTGACATTGTGCCACAATGGACATAAAGTCACCAAACAACTTCCTAAAGGAATCATCATGGGTAAAATGGACAAAGAAGCATTTAAGTCTGGTATGTCAGGCGAGAAAGCTCCTAAAGGCGTTCTGTCATCTGACACCAGCGGCGAGCGCATGGGCAAACTGCGTGGCGGTGTTGCTATGGGTAAAGAAGACAATGTTGGCGCTGACAAAGAGTTCAACACTGGTCGTACGCCTGGCATCTGCTACGTCAAAGAAAAAGCCTCTTACCGCTAAAATAGCGAAGCCCAAACAGTCGAGCAGGACTGATGGGCTTCTAGGCATCACAAATAAGGAGATTTGCTTTGCTTATCAAGAATTGTAAGGCTTGTGACCACTTTCAAGATGTTGGTCATAGCTTAGGTGTTTGTAGGCGTTACCCTACTTACCAAAATCGCGGCCCAATGGAACGCTGCGGAGAATTCACGCCTATTGAGACTGAGATGCTTGAGTTGCCTGTTGTAGATGTGCCAAAACGCAAATACACAAAGAAGGTGGCGGCATGAACATTCGACCATTGAGAGACAAGATCATTGTCAAGCCTGAACAGCGGTTTAAATCTGAATTGTTAGATTTAAGTCAAATGCAAGGCGCACAGACTATTGGCTACGTTGTGGCTTTGGGTGACGAAGCTGAACGCATGGGGCTTAAAATGGGCGATAAGGTTCATTTCGGAACTGTGGCTGACACTGTGAAAGACGAATATTTAAACTTTGAGCCAATCAAATTGGGCGAAGACAAATGCCTGAAGATGAGTTGGCAAGATGTGTGTTTTGTTGAAGAATTGGAGTAAAAATGAAAGAAGTTATCACCCTGCGAATCCAAGACTTGATGGCTAAAGGCAAAGAGTTGGAGCAACAAATAATGCAAGTCAACGGAGCTTTGCAGCAATGCCAATGGACTTTGGAACAACTGGAGAAACAAGATGCTGAAGAAATCGACAAGCCCGAAAACGTTTAAAGAGAACATCAAGACGGAAGTGAAGGCTGGTAAACCAGTTAAGCAAGCCGTGGCAATTGCTTATGCTGAGAAGCGCGAAGCCGAAAAGAAGAAAAAGAAATAAAATCAGGTAAAACTGAGGATTTTCTATGCCAACCCTAGCCGACATTTACAGCGCCATCAACACAGCCAAACGCAAGGGCGCTGACTTTGTGCAGAACCCTGGCACAAGTCTTCAGCAGATGCTTGGTCAGGCTGGCGACTCATTGGCTGCTAGACGGGCTAGGGATGAAGCTGTTTGGGCGCAGGCACATGGCAACCCACAAAAGCCTTTGCAGATTACTGACCCAAATGCTTTCAAGCAAGAAGTTAGTAATTCAATGGATTTGATGTCATTTGCTCCTGCTGGAATGACTGTTTGGCATGGTTCGCCACATCCTTTTGCAAAATTTGATATGTCAAAAATTGGAACGGGTGAAGGAAATCAGGCTTATGGTCGTGGAATGTATGTTGCACAAGCAAAAAATACTGGTGAACAGTATCAAAAAGAGCTTGGGGCAAACATTGAAATCAATGGAAAACCTTTTTATGATCAAAGAGGCCGTAAATTATCTTCAACTGGAGACAACCAAGTTGATGATCTTTTGCTTAGTCATCTTGGAAACGTAGATAAAGCAATTGCAGACGCTCAGTCTTTTGGAGAGCATGATGCGGCAACAAAATTGATGCAAATGCGAGCATCTGGTGCAATAAAAACTGGCAATACGGGATATTTGTATAAGGTAGATTTGCCAGACACGCACATTCGCAGAATGGTTGACTTTGATGAGCCTTTGAAAAATCAGCCAAAAAAGGTTCGGGACCTTGCTAAATCATTAGGGATTGATTTAAATGACGCTGGTGGAGATTTGTTAGCTCAAATTGGTAAAGGTAAAGAAGGCGCTGATATTTTGCAAAAGGCAGGTATTCCTGGCATCAAATATTTAGATCAAGCAAGCCGAAACGCATCTGGCTGGCATATTACGCCACCAAGCAACACAGTAAGTGGCAAATGGATGGTCAAGGGAAGTGATTACAACTCAAAAGGTGTTCACTTTGAGACTGAACAAGAAGCCAAAGATTATATGAAACAAAAGTTAGGTGAAGCTACACGAAACTTTGTAGTGTTTGACCCTAATCACTTAACCATTCTTGAACGAAATAACCAAGCAATTAAATGACCGACCAAAAGCGCCCTGTTGGAAGACCAACTACATACGACCCCGCATATTGCGAGACAGTTGTTGAGTTGGGGCGCATCGGTAAATCTATAGAGCAAATTTGCTATCATTTGCACACGCCTGTAAGAACTTTGTATGAATGGCGTGATCGTCATGAAGAATTTTCGCAAGCCTTGGAAGAAGCTAAGACTTATGAGCAGGCATGGTGGGAAGAACAAGCTGCTGTTTACATGGTTGAGAACAAAGAAAGCGATAAGCTGAACGCTTCATTGTGGTCAAGAAGCATGGCGGCTCGATTCCCAAAGAAGTATCGTGAAAGCACAAAGACCGAGATTACGGGTGCTGATGGAGCGCCGTTGTTGTCAGGCATCCAAGTGACGTTTGTAAAGCCTAATGAGTGAGCTTCAAGGAGCCATTGCTAATGCACAATTTCCGATCAAGCTGCAAGGTTTGTTTGGAAAGAACCGTTACAAAGTTCTGTATGGTGGTCGTGGTGGTGCTAAGTCTTGGGGTGTCGCTAGAGCTTTATTGATCAAAGCCGCTAAAGACCCGTTACGCATCCTTTGTGCGCGTGAGTTTCAAACTTCAATTCGTGATTCGGTGCATAAACTCTTATGCGACCAGATTGAATCACTTGGGCTTATGGGGTTCTATGAGATTACCCAAAACAGCATCCGAGGCAAGAACGGCTCAGAGTTCAGCTTTGTTGGCCTCAAGAACAACGTAGCAAACGTTAAGTCTTATGAAGGTGTTGACATTTGTTGGGTTGAGGAAGCGCAGACTACAAGTCGTTTAAGCTGGAACGTGCTTATCCCTACCATTCGTAAGCCAGGCTCAGAGATATGGATTACCTTTAATCCTGAGTTGGAATCTGACGAAACCTACCAACGATTCGTCTTGAACCCGCCTGATGATTGCTTAGTCATTAAGGTTAATTGGTCGGATAACCCGTGGTTCCCTGAAACTCTAAGGTTGGAGAAAGACCAACTTAAACTGCGTGACCCTGAAGCCTATAACGTGGTTTGGGAAGGGTTATGTAGGCAAACTGTCGATGGTGCGGTGTTTGCCAAAGAAATGCAGCTTGCCGATCTGGATGGGCGTATTACAAAGGTCAACTACGACCCTATAAAGCCCGTTCATGCCATCTTTGACTTGGGATGGTCAGACGCTACGGCTATCTGGTTCTTACAGTTTGTGGGTATGGAAACTAGGTTGATTCGCTACATTGAGGGCAACCAAACCACAATGAGCGACTATCTAGCCAAGATGCAGACGTTTGGATATGTCTACGATACCCTTTGGCTACCACACGATGCCGAGAACAAAACCCTTGCGGGAAATGGTCGTAGTATTGAAGAAATCGTTAGGGCTGCTGGATATAAAACCCGCATTATTCCTAAAACGCCGATAATGGATAGCATTAACGCTGCTAGGACAATCTTTAGGAATTGTTGGTTCGACCGTGAGAATTGTCACGATGGCTTGCAATGTCTCAGGCATTATCGGTATGACGTAGACCCTGATACAAAACAGTTCTCCAAGACACCAGTTCACGACAATTACAGTCACGGAGCCGATGCGTTTAGGTATATCGGACTAATGATCAATGAGCCTAAAGAACGTAGAAGGCCAAAACCTAATCAAAATTACGGCACAGCGCATAGCTGGATGGGCTAAAATTAGCTAACTTGTCAAAGGACATATATGGCAGACGATTACGATCCACGGATTCAGGAAGCGATTGAGTTCCTGAAATTGGCAAATGATGCCGACACAATGAACCGCCAAGAGGCTCTTGAAGACCTCAAATTTGGCGGCGGCGACCAATGGCCCGTGGAGTTGCAGAACTCGCGTAATCTGGAATCACGCCCTGTTATTACTGTTAACAAGGTGGATAACTATTGCCGTCAAGTTTGTAACCAACAAAGACAACAACGCCCCCGAATCAAAGTTCATGCAACCAATACCCAACAAGACATGGTTGATGCTCAAGTCATTCAAGGCATCATCCGTCACATCGAAGTCAATTCAAACGCTGAACACGCATACGACAACGCTTTTGAATATGCTGTGCGTATGGGTTGGGGCTATGTCCGAGTGCGTACAGACTACGTTTCAGAGGATTCATTCGATCAAGAAATCTTTATCGACCCAGTTGATAACCCCTTCACAGTTTATTTCGACCCTAATTCTGTCGCTCCTGATGGTTCTGATGCTGATCGTTGTTTAATTACAACAATGATGCCCAAGAAAGAGTTTTCCAAGCTCTATCCTGATGCGGCAGTCGATGGTGGAACGTCATTTACCCAACGTGGTACAGGTGACAGTCAGTCAGAGTGGATTACCAAAGAGGACATCCGTCTTGCTGAGTATTACTACACGGTGCGCGAAAAAGCCACTTTGTATCAATTGAGCGATGGTTCTAGTACTTTTGCTGAAGACAAAGATTTGTTTGCCCGTCTAGCTATGGCTGGTATCACGGTCATTGATCAACGCCCGTCTTACAAGAAAACAATTAAGTATTGCAAGCTGACCGCCAGCGAAATCATTGAAGAAGGCGTGTGGGCTGGTAAATACATCCCAATCATTCCTGTTTACGGTCGCCACATCGTTATTGGAGACAAACGCAAGAAATTCGGCATGATTCGTTATGCCAAAGACCCACAGCGTATGTACAACTTCTGGCAGCCCTCGATTACAGAAGGCGTTGCACTGGCTCCAAAAGCTAAGTGGTTGATCGCTGAAGGCCAAGACGAAGGCCATGAAAACGATTGGGCTAATGCCAACATCAAGTCATTTCCATTGCTTCGTTATAAGCAAACGGACATCGAAGGTCGCCCTGCTCCAGTGCCACAACGTCTGCAACCTGAACCGCCACAAGCGGGAATTATGGCTGCGGCGGCTGGCGTGGATGATGATATTAAAGCCATCATGGGCGTGTTTGACCCCGCTCAACTGAAGCAGGGCAACATCTCAGGTAAGGCATTGAACGGTCAACAACAACAAGTTGACCTGACAAACTTTGACTATTACGACAACCTGACCCGTTCTATATCCCATATTGGGACTGTTATTCTTGATCTGCTTCCTAAGATTTACGATACCGAGCGTGTTATGCGAATCATTGGGGATGATGGAAAGCCTGAACTGTTGACCGTCAACCAAAGAGATGCGGTTGGTCGCGTGTTGAACGATATGACTGTTGGTCAATATGATGTGGTGATGGACACAGGACCAGGCTACAACTCCAAGCGCCAAGAAGCCGTGGATTCGATGCTTCCCTTGTTGTCTGCCGACCCTGCTTTGATGCAGACTTGTGGAGACTTGGTATTCCGCAACATGGATTGGCCTGGCGCTGATGTCATTGCTGACCGCCTTGCCGCAGCTAACCCATTGGCTCAGATTGATGAACATAGTGAGATTCCCCCGCAAGTTCAGATGCAATTGGCACAAGCTAAGAAGCAAGTTGCAGATATGCAACAGCAGATGGAAGCTATGCAAATCATGATCAAACAGCGTGGTGACATTGAGCAAGTCAAGCAAGACAACGAAACCAAACGTGAATTGTTGCGTCAGACTGCCAAAGCACATAACACCGAAACAATGGCTGAAGTCAAGGTTAATGACCAGAACACACGCGCAATCACAAGTCAGAACAAGACAGAGTTGGATGCGTTTGTTCAGTTGTTAATCCATCACATGGACACAGGCCGTTTAGAGCGTGAGATCAAGTTGCGTAACGAAGAACAAGCGAAATATGCACAAATGGCATCTGATGACATAAGCCAAGGCGCAAATCCTTTGACGCAAGAATAAATCTGTGGTATAAACGCCACAAACCTTACCCGTCAGGTAGACGGGGTTAATTCTTAGGGAAACCTATGTCAATGTCAGAGAAAGTAGCTGGTCAAGTTTTGACTGGCGAAAATGCAGCGGAATTTTATGCAAACAGATTAGGTTTAGCTGAATCACCTACTGAAGCAGTGGCCGAGGAATCGGAGCCTGTACAGGAAGTTGAACAGAGTGAACCTGAAGAAGCAGAAGCCGAAGCAAAACAAGAGGGTGAGCGAAAGCAAAATCCTAAACTTGAGCGCCGTTTTTCTGAGATTACCAAGCAACGTGAAGAAGCGCGTAAAGAAGCGCAACAAGAACGTGAAGCAAGGCAAGCTCTAGAAGCGCGTTTGGCAGCTTTAGAAAAACAGAATCAGCCAAAAGCTAATCCTGTTGACGAAAAGCCGCAACCCAGTCAGTTTAGTGATGCGTTTGAATATGCAGAGGCACTCGCAGAGTACACCGCTGATCAACGTATTGCTAATATGAAGCGTGAAGAAGCAGAGGCAAAACAAGCCGAAGAACGCCAAAAGGTTATCAGCCAATGGACTTCTAAGGTAGAAGCAGCCAAAACATCTTTGCCAGATTTTGATGAAATCGTTGCGTCAAGCGATGTGGTCGTAAATGACGACATTCGTGATGCTATTCTGGAGAGTGACGTAGGACCACAAATCCTTTACCACCTAGCTGATAACGATGAAGTCGCTAAAAAAATCGCTGGATTGTCGCCAAAAGCAGCGTTGCGAGAGATTGGGAAGTTGGAGGCACGATTTGAGGCCAAGCCTGAAGTCGAGAAACCAGCCCCTATTGTTAGAAGTAAAGCACCAGCACCGATCACGCCGATTCGTGGAGGGAAGAACACGCCTGATGTGCCAATGGGGTCCGATGGGGTCTTTTTTGGAACAGCAGCGCAGTGGAAAGAACTTCGCAAAGCAGGCAAGATTCGGTAAACCTAATCTTTTTGAAAGAACTTAAAAATGTCAAACAATTTATTGACCATTAGCAAGATCACCAACGAAGCGTTGATGGTCTTGGAAAACGAACTGACCTTCACTTCTGAAGTGGACCGTAACTATGATGACCAATTTGCCGTTGTCGGCGCTAAGATTGGTAACACTGTGAACGTTCGCCGCCCTGGTCGTTTCATCGGTACAACTGGCCCCGCTTTGAACGTTGAAGACTTCAACGAAACTAGCGTGCCTGTTACCTTGTCAACTCAATTCCACGTTGATACACAATTCACAACTCAAGACTTGGCTCTGAGCTTGGATATGTTCTCTGACCGTGTGTTGAAGCCTGCAATCGCTGCAATCGCCAACAAGATTGACCGTGACGGTTTGTCTTTGGCTGCATTGAACACTGCCAACATCGTTGGTACTGCTGGCACTCCTCCCACTGGTTTGATCACATATCTGACTGCTGGCGCTTATCTCGATGCTGAAGGCGCACCCCGTGACGGCCGCCGTTCATGTATCGTTGAACCCTTCACATCTGCAACTATCGTTGACAGCTTGAAAGGTTTGTTCGTGCCTCAAGAAGCTATCGGCGAGCAATACCGTAAAGGTTTGATGGGCCGTGACTCTGCTGGTATGAACTGGAAGATGGACCAGAACGTTGTGTCTCAAACTTTCGGCGCTAACAGCACAACTACCGTGACCGCTTCTGTAAGCACTACAGCAGCAACTGGCTTCTTGACAAGCGGTTGGGCTTCTAGCTCGACTATCAGCTTGACTGCTGCCAACACAGGTACTTTGAACCTGAACGCAGGTGACGTTATCACTATCGCTGGTGTGTACGCTGTCAACCCACAGAACCGTCAAGCCTACGGCTCGAACAAGTTGCGTAACTTTGTTGTGAAAACAACTACTGCCATCGCTTCTGGTTCGTCAGGCAACGTTACCGTGTCTCCTGCTGTGATCACTGCTGGTCAGTTCCAGAACGTGTCTATCCCTAGCACTTCTAGCTCTGCCGCTGTGACTCAGTTCAACAGCACTGGCACTGTGTCTCCTCAAAACATCATCATGCACCGCAATGCTTTCACTTTGGCAGTAGCCGATTTGGAATTGCCAGAAGGTGTGCATTTTGCTGGTCGTGCAAGCGACAAGGAAATCGGCCTGTCAATGCGTGTGGTGCGTCAGTACACAATCAACAACGATAGCATCCCAACTCGCTTGGATGTGTTGTACGGTTGGGCTCCTCTGTACCCTGAATTGGCTTGCCGCGTTGCAGCCTAAATTTAATGGGGGCGTAAAAACCCCCGTTTTTTAAACATTTTTTAAGGAAACCATCATGGCTAATCCAGGACCATCCACCACCGTCACTCAAGAATCGTTTGCCCCAATGACCAACGTGGTCAAAGGCGGCGTGTTTTCTTTGAGCCTGACCCCCGCAGCCGTTGCTACTATCACTACCGCAGCCCAAAACTTTGCCAGCACTGGTATTGGCTTGGCAGTTGGTGATATGGTTTCGGTGGCTTTCAACGGCGCTCAGACTGCTGGCGTTGGCGTTCTTGACGCTTACGTTTCGGCTGCTGACCAGTTGACCATTCGCTTTGTAAACCCAACCGCAGCGAGTGTTACTCCTGCTGCTGGAACTTACCTTGTGTCTGTGCAACGCCCAAGCACCTTGACAGGCTCTAACCCAACTTCTCCATTGCTTTCTTGGTAATTGAGATGAAATAAGGATGGGCCACTCTCAAAAGGGGTGGCCTTTTCTTTTTTAAAGTACAATCTAAACACTTCTTTTCAGGAGAAATCATGTCTTCTACGACCGTTACCCGTGGCAATTCCCACGAAACTTTCTACATTGCGCCAAGCATCACGCCTAGTGCTGTTACAGGCCAAACAACTTCTAATCAAACATTCTCAGTGCCAGGTTTGTTGACTTCTGACATCATCATTCCTCAAGGTTACATTGCTAACCAAACAAGCGGTGTGTTTATTGTTGAAGCTGATTGCTTGACTAACAACGTCTTGACAGTGCAATTTGGCAACTTTACTACTGGCTCGGTTACTCCCGCTACTGGTGTGTATGAGTTCCAAATCGTGCGTCTTGAAGGCCCTGCGCCTGTTAATGCGGCTTAATCATGGCTGGTTCAACCGTTCAACGCAGTGCTGGCAAGACTTATGCCTTGTCAGTAACTAGTAGCTCCCACGCTGCTGTGCTGATTGATGACACAACCAACGACCAGATCAACTACACCTCTTTTATCAACACTGGCACTTCTGCCATTGCTGTTAAATGGGGTCCAACTGACCCTGGCGCTGCTGTGTTGCCTACGGATGGCACTCCTGCGGACTTTGTTTTGCCTGCTGGCATGACAACGCCCTTGATTCTTGCCACTCCAACAACACCGTATTATTTGACCGCAATTAGCGCATCTGCTACTGGTCTTTTATACGTTACTCCAACTGCGGACCAAAGTTAATGGTTAGGGGTGGCTAAATGCCACCTCTTTTTGTTTAATTTATTAAAAGCGTTCAAAATGACAGCTCCTAGCAATTCAACTGTTCAAAATATACTGCCTGTGCAGGCGCTTTTTAATGTAGACAATTCGTTTAATACATTTATTGGTCAAGGCGTTCCATTTGTTGTTTCAGCAACACAAAGCATTGGCATCCAAGATGTAACAACATTAAATGCAACGCTTTATCCAGTATTTGCTGCTGTAAGTAGCGGTAGCGTTGTAACGCTAGACACTTCGTCAACAAAATTAACATATAACCCTTCATCGGGAACGCTATCAGCTACAACATTTCAAGGCGCGTTGTCTGGAACTGCATCGGCTACATCAAGCATTGCTAACGGTCTTGCTGGAAATATTCCTTATCAAACAGCGCCAGGCGTTACGTCTTTCATTTCTAATGGAACAACTGGTCAAATTTTGACTTCTAATGGTTCAAGTGCGCCAACTTGGACTAATCCATCTGCAAGCATTTCTGTTTCTGACGATACAACAAGTAATTTAACTCGATACCCATTATTTGCAAGCGTTACAAGTGGCGTAACAAGTACCGAATACACAAGCTCCACAAAGTATCAATTTAACCCTTCTACTGGAGCCTTGACTGCAACATTGTTTAATGGCGCTGGTACTGGTTTAACGGGTACAGCATCTAGCTTGTCTATTGGTGGAACTGCTGCGCTTGCCACTAATGTTTCAGGCGGAGCGGCTAACAAAATTGTTTATCAAAGCGGTGCAAATACGACTTCGTTTATTGACGCGCCTACAACTGCAAGCACATTTTTGCAATGGACAGGAAGCGCATTTACTTGGGCAACCGCAAGTGGTAGCAGTGGCGTAACAAGCATTACGGGAACTGCAAGCCAAATTACCGCATCTGCCTCAACAGGCGCGGTGACACTTAGCTTGCCAAGCACGATCAACGTAAATACAAGCGGAAACGCTGCTACGGCAACAACTTCAACAAATATTGCTGGTGGTTCAAACTTACAAATCCCATATAACACAGCATCTGGCACAACGTCTTTTGTTGCCGCCCCTACTGTTTCTAGTACATATTTGCAATATAACGGAACAGGTTTTGTTTGGGCTGCGGCTGGTGGTGGCGGTGGAAGTGGAACAACAACTTATCCATTAACAATTGGAACTGGTTTATCTGGAACAAGTTTTAATGGTTCTGCCGCAGTAACTATTGCTAATACAGGCGTTCTTAGTTTTTCTGGCGGTACAACAGGTTTAACACCAAATACCGCAACAACAGGAGCAATTACCCTTGCTGGTACATTAGCTGTTGCTAACGGAGGAACGGGCGTTACATCCTCTAGCGGCGCTAATTCTGTTGTTTTGCGTGATGCTAACGGAAACATCACTACTAATTGCTTGTTTGAGGGCTATGTATCACAAGCGGCAAGCGGTACGACTATCACGCTGACAGCATCATCTGCACAAAATTACCAGATTACTGGTTCTGGTGGTCAAATTATTAAGTTGCCAAGCGCAACAACGCTGCCCAATGGTGCATTGTTTACTTTTAACAATAATCAAACTAGCGGCACGATTACTGTACAAAATAATTCTTCTACGACCGTTGCGACAATAAACTCTGGCGGTTATGTAACAATTGTTTTATTGGATAACTCGACTGCGGCTGGTTCTTGGGACAAACACGATTCCACCCCTGCAAACGTATCTTGGTCAACCAACACGCTAGATTATCCTGGCTCTATTACATCTGCTACATGGAACGGTGCAACTGTTGCTATTAGTCGAGGCGGTACTGGACAAACTACGGCAAGTGCCGCATTTAATGCTTTGTCTCCAATTACCAGCACTGGTGATTTAATTATTGGTAATGGCACTAATAGCGCAACAAGGTTAGGCATTGGCACAAACGGCTATGTCCTAACATCTAACGGAACGACTGCTACTTGGGCGGCTTCTACGGGCGGTGTTACTAGCATTACTGGAACGGCTAGTCAGATTACTGCATCTGCTTCTACTGGTGCAGTTACATTGAGTTTGCCAAGCACGATCAACGTCAACACAAGTGGTAATGCTTCTACTGCTACAAACGTGGCTAGTGGCGCGGCTAACCAGATTCCATATCAAACTGGTTCAAGCACAACGGCATTTATTACTGCACCAACAGTATCTAGCACTTACTTGCAATGGAATGGTAGCGCGTTTACTTGGGCGGCGGCTGGTGGCGGTGGTGGTTCGCCTGGCGGCTCAAGCGGTCAAATCCAATACAACAACAGCGGCTCTTTTGGTGGCATTACAAACATTACTGTCCCAACTAGTCAGACTGCTGCAAGGGTATTGCCAAGGGTAGTTACTTACACATCAAACGGTGCAACTCCAGCAATAAATACAGATTTAACTGATGTTTTTATTATTACTGGGCAATCAACAAACATTACTTCATTTACAACAAATCTTACTGGAACTCCGAGCAATGGACAAAAGTTGTGGATTTCTGTAACGGGTACTGCCGCAGTATCTTTAGCTTTTGGGGCTAGTTTTGAGCCTTCTGGAACTGTTCCTTTGCCAACAACCACACAGGGAACTGTAAGGCTTGATATTGGCTTTGTTTGGAACGCAGCAACAAGTGCATGGCGTTGTATTGCATCGGCTTAATATGATTCAAGTAAAACCACATTACGTTTTTAAATATAACGGAGTGACCTTTACCTATTACAAAGGTAATACGGGTGAAGGTTTGCCAAAACATGAGCATACTTTTGCCCATCTAACTTTTGTGACTTCTGGTAAAACGTG